TCAAGGCTCCGGGCCGTGCCCACCTTCCGCGCCATCGCCGCCCGCTGGCTTCCGCTGGCCCGGAAGGCTGCCGGGCTGGCTGACGTGCCGGCCTCTGCATTCGGCCGGGCATGGGATAAGGGAACGCCCCAGGACCGGCGCCTACTCGCGATGATTGCCCAGGTGCCCCACCCCGAGGACGTGGCCGCGCTGCCGTGGCTGAAGATCGCCCCGGCGGTCCGCCCTGTGATCGCGGCACGGGCCCGCAAGATGCACGACTGGCTGGGCGCATTCGTTGCCGAGCCGGAAGCCGACGAGGCCGGGCGATGATGCGCCTCCGTGCCCAGCCTTCGCGCCTCCGCCGCCTGCCCCCATGGCGGCCTGCAGCAGGCAGTGCCGGCACGCGCCGTGCAGATGAGGAGTTCATCGCCTACTGCCTGGCGCCCATCCCGTCCGAATGGCGCCCGGAAGTGACCGCCGGGTATGAGCTGCGGCGCACCTCCAAGGGTGAGGCCGCGGCCAACACCTGGCTTCGGGAGATCGGCGAGCGCCTGCGAGCACTCCCCTTGCCGGTGCCCCTGTCCGCCACCGATGACGACGTCCAGGCCAAGGCCGACCGCCTCGCCCGCCAAGCGTTTGAGCGCCAGAGCCCCAAGAGGGCCGCGAGCGCCTCCAATGACTTTTCCCTGATCGGCACCTATCGGGTGCTTTGCGCTTTCTGCGTCGACAACTTCATTGAGCCACCCGCCGTGAAGGACGGCACCGAGGAAGAGGTTAAGGGTGCCGTCGCTCGCATGGTTTGCCGCAAGTGGTGGCGCCGCCAGGTGGGCCGGCTGCACCAGCGCACTAAGGAAGCCTGCGCGATCGAGCTATTCGGCATCGTGCATGCCAAGAAGCAGAAGTATGTGACCAACGCCAACGTGAGGCGGTGGGAGCGGCAGAAGCGGCGCAACGCTGCTTACCTGGAGGGGCTGGAAGCGGTCAACCAACACGACTACGCAGCCACCCTTGCCGAGCTGGCCGAGAAGAGCACTGCCAACCCCGCCATCCGCCGCGGGGAGCTGTTGGCCCGCGCCCGGGGCTTCGAGGAGATCGCCCGAGGCTTGGAGCATGCAGCCTTCTTCATCACCGTTACCTGCCCCTCTGCCATGCACGCCAAGCGCGCGGTGTACCGCAAGGGGCTGCCGGTGCGGGTGCGGGACAACCCTTCTTTCGATGGCACCACGCCGCGGGAAGCACAGCAGCATCTGTGCAAGGCCTGGGCGAAGACTCGCGCTTACCTGCAGCGCCGCGGCATCCGTCTCTATGGCTTCCGGATCGCCGAGCCCCACCAGGACGGCGCCCCTCACTGGCATCTGCTGCTGTTCATGCCGGCCGCCGCCATCAGGCCGGTGCGCGAAGCCGTCACCCGCTACTTTCTGACCCAACACAGCCCGGACGAACCCGGGGCCCTGAAGAATCGGGTGAAGTTCGTGCCGATCAAGATGGACTCGGCCCATTCGGCAACGGGCTACATCCTGAAGTACATCGCCAAGAACATTGACGGCTACAAGGTGCAGCAGGATCTGTTCGGCGACGACGCCATTGAGGGCGCGGCGCGGGTGAATGCGTGGGCGTCCACGTGGGGTATCCGGCAGTTTCAGCAGGTTGGCGGCGCGCCGGTCGGCGTGTGGCGCGAGCTGCGCCGCATGGAGGCCGCGCCCGAGCATACGCCCCTGATCGAGACCGCCCGCCAGGCCGCCGACGCGGGCGACTGGGCGAGCTACGTGAAATGCCAAGGCGGGCCGGCAGTGGCCCGCAAGGATCTTGCCGTTTCCCTGGCGAAGACCCGCCCCGGCGAACAGTGGTGCCCGATTACGAAGGCGCCGGAGCCCGCTCCCCTCACCCGCTACGGTGAAACCCGCCCAGCGGGCGTGTATGGCGTGCTCGATACCCACAAGGACCGCGCCTTCGAGAGTCGCCGCTTCAAGTGGGAGATTCGCCGCGCTTCGAGCCCGGACAAAGCAAGGCCCGCCCGGGCCGCCGCGCCTTGGACTCGTGTCAATAACTGTACGCACCAGTCCTCAGCTGGGCACCAGTCCTCTGCTGGCCAATGCTGCAGTTCCCACGCTTCATCCGACAAAGCTTCGGAATGGCCCCCCATTACTTGTAGCCCCGCCTCCCGACTCACGCCGCAATTACCTTGAGGAATCCAGCCAATGTCTAACCAGCCCCCTCTTACCAACAACGAAATCATGGCTCTGCGTATAGAGCTATTCGTCGCAGAAATGCGCAGAGCTGCCCTTCACGCACAACTCGAAAGGGCTGGCGATCACGCCTTCCTCACCGCTCTCGCCAATGGGCAATCCATCACCGAAGTACCCGACTGCCTCTGAACACTTACACAGGAAAACCATGAACCACTACGCCATGCAGCCCGGCACAGCCAAACAACTGGACACCTACCGCCAAGCCCTGGCCAGGATGAACGGCGCCGACAGTGCAGAACGCAACTTCACTGTGGCCCCTTCGGTTGCACAGGCCCTTGAGACGAAGATGCAGGAAACCTCCGAGTTTCTGAGCCTGATCAACATCCAGGCCGTTGATGAAGCGGCTGGAGACCTGCTGGGACTGAACGTCTCCAGCACAATTGCTGGGCGGACGCCCACAAACGCCGTACGCATGCCCGCGGATCCAACCACTTTGGACGGAACGGGTTACCTATGCCGACAAACCGACTTCGATACGTATATCGAATACTCAAACCTAGATCAGTGGGCCAAGTTTCCCGACTTTCAGAGCCGCATTCGCAACGCCATCCTTCAGCAAATGGCGCGTGATCGGCTAATGATCGGCTGGAACGGTACCTCTGCCGCGTCCACCACCAACCGCATCGCGAACCCCCTTCTGCAGGACGTCAACATCGGTTGGATCCAGAAATTGCGCATTGCGCGACCCGGCAATGTCCTCTCCGAATGCCTCCACGGCTCCGGCAAGGTTCTGGTTGGCATGACCGGCGACTACAGCACCATCGACTCCCTCGCACGCGACGTCTTCAACAACCTGATTCCGTCCTGGTATCAGGACATGAGCTTTGGCTACGTAGCCATCATGGGCCGCGCACTGGGCGCCGACCGCCTCTTTCCCCTAATTAATGCCACTCAGCCCCCTTCTGAAATGATGGCAGCCGACGTGATCCGGTATTCGAAGAAGCTGGCCGGAACGATCCCCGTGGTTGAAGTTCCGTTCTTCCCCGAACGATCGCTGATGATCACCCCGCTGTCCAACCTTTCGATTTATTGGCAACGCGGCACTCGACGGCGTCGCGTAGTCGACAACCCCGCCCGTAATCGGATCGAGGATTACCAGTCCATCAATGAAGACTACGTAATCGAACAGCCCGATCAGTGCGTCCTCATCGAGAACATCGAGTTCATCAGCTAACCCCTCTTGGAGATCCACATGCACAACTACACCGTCAACAGCCTAAATGTGACCATGGAGGCCGCGATGAAAACCGACCGGGGGCCGGACTTCTCGTCTCTGCTGAAGAACCGCCAGCGCATCGAGGAACTAGACAAGCAATGCAGTAGGCTGAACAAAGCCATTTCCGCGGGAACAGCACACCTGGCGAAAGCGGAACGGAAGTCCGCCGAAGCCGCCCGGCTTCTCACCAAGCAAACCGAGAAGATCAAGGGCGCCCTACTGACCGGTAAAAAGCCGAACCCGGAAGACAGGATCCACTTCGAAGGCCGCATCACCGAGTTGCACGAACTCGATGATGACTTCCCCGCCAGCCCTGCGGAACTGAAGGCAGCCCTGACCGAACTTCAAGCCGAGCTTTCCTCGGTGGAGTTCGAACGTACCGAGTGCCTCCGCCGCGCCCGTCGACTCGCGCAGCAGTACTTTACGGAGAACTTCGAAGACCTCGAGATCCGCTACCAGGAACTGGTAGCGATGACCCGCGAGTGCTTGGAGCACATGCTCGTCCAGGCAGCCATGGCCGGCACCTTCTTCGACTATCAGGACCCCGAGCACCGCCGCCGCAATGGCGGCGACACCCGCAATCCCTCCATGGTCAAAGCACTCAAGTACATCCAATACACGGCCGCCATGATCAACGGCAACTGGACCGAAGGCCTGCAGATCCAGCCCGAGACTGTGTTGATCCATGCCGACCAGGACATGCAGCGCATCATCGATGGCCTGAAAGACTGGCGCGCACTCCCAGTGAACGCCATCCGCAGCCGAGCAACCGCCGACGAGACCATGAAGCAGCGTTTCGCTGCCGCTCAGGCCAATCGCCAAGCCCAAGATCTTTAAGGATAGCCGCCATGGTCGCCACCGTCTGCCCTGCCTGCGAAGGCCGGAACCCCTACGTCCGCACCAGCCGCCCGCTCAGCAAGGACGTGTCCGAACTCTACATCGTATGCACCAATCCCAAATGCCGGTGCGTCTTTGTGGCTCTGATCGAAGCAGTGCGCATCGTTGGTGAGAGCCTGCTACCGGAAAACGAGCACAACGAGTCCTATAAGGCCCTGCCGAGGGCCAATGAACGTTTCCTCGCCCGCTACCGACGGCACATTCCTACCCCTCCCGAACACGGGTGCACAGATAGTGTGCACAGATCTGCACAGGAAAGCGCACAAACCACGATCGCCCCGCCGCCAGTGCCGTTATGGCCTCCACGGCTCCGCACGGGCGCACAGAAAGCACTCGATGAAGCGGGCGGGCGTGGCGGGGTCCCGACTGCGCGCCGAGGGGTCTGATGGCCTTGCGAGGCCCTCCGATCGACCATCACCAGACCTCCACAACCGGCCCTCAAGGCCCGAGGCCGAAACTGCTACACCCGACCTTCAACCAAGGAACGAACTGAAATGACTACGACCTCCACCACCACCGCCAATGCTGGCTCTCTGACCACTGTTGAACTGGATCACCCCATCACGCGGGGTGAAACGGAGATTCGCACCGTGCAGCTGCGCAAGCCGAAGGCAGGCGAGCTGCGGGGAATCTCGCTCTCCGATCTCTTTGACATGAAGGTGGATGCCGTACTGACCACCATTCCCCGCGTGAGCACCCCCACTCTGACGGCATACGAGGTCAATCAACTCGAAGCCTCGGACCTCGCCAAGTTCTGCATTCGCCTGGTGGCAACCCTTCTGCCCGACAACGTGCAGATGGAAGTTGAACACCTGGGACTGAACTGATCCACCTCGGCAAACGGGAGCCCGTGAGCTCCCAATGCGCTGCCCTTCATCTGAAGCGAGATCTGCATGGATACCCTGCGCCTCAAAGTCATCCTCGAATCACTCGACAACGCCACCAAGCCGCTGCAGGGCATCCTCAAGGGCACCAGCGCACTGGGCAAGGCGGCCAAGGAAACCCGCGACCGCCTGCGCGACCTCAACGCGCAGAACAAGCAGCTCGAATCCTTCCGCACCACCACTGCCCGCGTTACCGAAACCGCCCAGGCCCTGCAGGCGGCACGGGACCGCGTGCGGGACCTGGGCAGCGCCATCGCCGCGGCGGAGCGCCCATCAAAGGCCCTGACCGACGAGTACAAGGCGGCCACTCGTGAGCTGCGCACCCTCACCACCGTGCATGACCGCGCTGCCCAAGCTCAACGCACGGCGACCGCCGACATGGAGCGCGCCAAGATCCCGATCAACGAGCTGGCAAACCGGCAGGCTCATCTCGCGAAGCAGATCGCCTCGGCGACCGGGCAACTGGAACGGCAGGGAGCCCAGCTTTCGAGAATTCGGGACATCCAGCGGAACTGGAAGGCAACACAGGAGATGCGAGGGCAGCTGTTGGGCGCAGGCACAGGGGCGGTCGGAACAGGAACTGCCACTGGCCTCCCTCTCCTCAAATCTGTCAAAGACTTTGCGGACCTGCAAACGGCCACCACCGATCTCAAGATCGCCATGATGGAATCCGGGAAACGCGTGCCCGAGGAGTTCGACAAGATCGCAGCCAAGGCCCGCGAACTCGGCGCCCGCCTACCGGGAACCAGCCAAGACTTCATGCTCGCCGGCAAAGCCCTGGTAGAGCAGGGCGTCAACTTCAAGAGCATCGTCGACGGCGGCTTGGAAGCCACCAGTTACCTCGCCGTACTCCTCAAGTTGGAAAAGGATCGCGCCGCCGAATTCATCGCCAAGGCCCGCGAAGTCCATGGACTGCAAGACCGCGACCTACCTGCTGGCGCCGACCTCATGCAGCGCGCCCGCATCGGCTTCGGCCTCAAGCCCGATCAGATCTACGAAGCAATGTCTTACTCGGGCACAGACATCAACATCAAGGGCCTCGTCGGCGACCTTCAGAAGATGAAGGAATACCTGGCCCTGCAAGGCATGGCCGCCGGCGTCGGGCTCGAAGGCTCCAGCTTCGGCACCAACTTCGGCCACATGCTCAAGGCCATGGCCAACGTCAACAAACTCGACGACGCTAGAGGCTCTGAAGGCAAGTACGTCCGAGATCTACTCGCCTCCAAGAACATCAAGTTCGATTTCTTCGACGCCGCCGGCCAATTTGCCGGCTTCGGCAAGATGGTTCAGGAGCTTGAGAAGCTCAAGCAGTTCAATCCCCAGCAGCAGGAACGCATCCTCAAGAAGCTATTCGACACTGAAGGCGGCCGGCCCGCCGCCATCTTCCTCAAAGGCGGCATGCAGGGGTTTCAGGACGCCATCGAGAAGATGGATAAACAGGAGAATCTAACCAACCGCGTCAACGAAGCGCTTGGCACCCTGCAGAACCGATGGGACACCCTTGGAGGCACGTTCAACGAATTCAGCACCAAGGTCGGCACCCTGCTGGAGCCTGCAGCTCAGAAAATCATGGACCTCGCGGGCCGCATGGTTGGCGGGCTGACCAAGTTCATCGATGAGTACCCGGGACTCTCCAAGGTGCTGGTGGTCGGCACCGCCCTGTTTGCCGGACTCGCGGGGGCCGTGGGGACACTCGCCCTCGCCGCCTGGGCGATCAGCGGCCCCCTGGGAATCCTGAAAACTGGCTTCGAGATCCTCGGCGTTGGCAAATACCTCCCCGACCTTGCAGCCCTGGGAAAGACGGCCCTCCCGTTCGTCAAGGATGCGCTGCTCGCCATTGCGAACATTGCCCGCGGGCATCCCGTGCTGTTGCTGATCACCACCCTGGCAGGTGCCGCTGCACTCATCTGGAAGAACTGGGACGCGATCGGCCCAAAGCTCAGCGAATGGTGGGACCGTCTCAGCAATTTCATCTCCGAGAAGATCCGCTTCATCCTGGACAAGTTTGCCGCCATCAAGCGCGCCTTCTCCTTCGATTTCAGCCAAACCGGCGCTTCAGCCCCCGTCGGAACCAAAGCACTGGTTGGAGCGGGCGCCAACCTTGTCGCACCGTCCCAACCGCTCCGGCCGGCTCTCAGCCAACCCTTCAACTACAGCGCCCCCACGACCTTCAACATCACAGCCCCCCAAGGTCAATCCCCTGAAGAGATTGCACGCGCAGTGGATCGTCGCCTGGACCAGCGTGATCGCCAGGCGCAGGCCATGCGCCGCAGCATCTTCGCTGACACCCAATGACCTCCCCAATCAGCGCTATCCGCACAGCCGATCTGCTGGGGATCAACCTCGCAGACTTGCTGAACATGGAGGCCAGCACCATCCAGCGCCTCCAATGCCGGCTGCAGAACATCGACGAAGCCACAGGACTTGATGATGAGGCAGACGTCGGGCAACTGATCACGTTTGGCTATCAAGCCGCGGCCCAAGTCGTTACCGCCCTCGAACAAGCCCAGGCCCGCCTACCCCGTGCGACGCTCCGGCTGCCTGAGTACGTGGATGACGCGATTGCCGACATCGCGCTCATCTTCCATTGGCCCCTCGATACCCTTGCAGCCCTGCCACTACCCGACCTGATCACCTGGCGGGAGCGGGCCCGCGTGCGCGCCTGCCCCGATGAATGACGCTGCGGGGGCTTGACGGCCGGATGCCATCCGACGCATGATGGCAACGCTTCCGAAACAGAGGAAGCCGGGATTGGTCTCCTGGAAACAACAAGGCGGACGCATCCGCCTACTTGGCGGATTTTTTACGTCCACCGTATGCACTGCTGCGCCTTTTCAATGGCGGGCCGTGTGGGGGAGCCGAAAGGCTCGCCGGTTCCTTGTTTCCGGTAAGACCAACTCCACATGCGCCCGCCACCCCGATTGGTCTCGGGGAGCGGGGTCTAAACCGCAAAACAAGGAGCAGCACCATGCGTCATTCCGCATCGGGCACGCACGCCCATACGCAGTCAGCGGCCAGTACCCCCGCCACGCTCAGCACCGCCGAATTTGCCGCGCTGAACCACGTCAAGCCCAACACCGTTCGTCAGCGCCTGTGCGCAACCGCCAGCTTCTACGGCGTGCGCCCGCTCAAGCTGGCGAACTCTCGCCTGCTGTGGCCTGCGCTCATCGCCACTGCCGACGGCCCGATCGCTACAAACCTGGAGGGCGGACGCTATGCGTAACACCTCGCACCTCCATCTCCGGTTGCGCTTCTACCGCGCGCTACGCCACTTTGCCGGCCCGGCACTGGCATTCCGGCTGACCCTTGCAGGGAGGACGCAAGCATGAGTGGGCGCGATCAGCAGCATCAAGTTCGGCTTGTGGTGGACAACACGCAAACCGCTCAGCTGGTCGCCAGCAGCCAGCGCCGTCGGCGCACGCCCTCGCGCAATGAAGGTTGCACAGACTGGAGCTCGGTTTTGCTCAACGAGCAGGAACAGCACTTGATTCGACTCCTGAGGTTCACGACCTACCACGGCAGAAACCTCGTGATCCAGCAGGCGATTGCTATCCGGGAATCGCATCCTTGGCGCGATGATCGGGCATCGTTCCAAACGAATATCGAAACGAGCTTTCCCGTCGAAGATCAGCGCTTCTATTCCGAGCTCAAGATCGAGAGGGATTGAGGATGAACCCAACCCCAGGACCATGGCACCGTGCCGGGCATCGCACCATCGCTGCCGGCACGGGGCCCAATGCGGTAACGATCTGCGAAATATTTTCAGGCGGCGTAGGCATTGAGCAGGCTGATCAGAATGAAGCGCTGATCGAACTTGCTCCCGAGATGCTGACCATCCTTAGGCAAATCACCGCGGAGATCGACAAAGGCGCCGTCAGCCTGCCCTACCCCACGTGGGGCAAGTTGATCGAGGTGCTGAGCAAGGCGCCGAGGGGAGCGGGATCATGAGCCCCCATTCCCCTCAACTGATTGCCATGACCGATGCCGAACTCGACGCACTGCACGGCACCGGCCCACTCGCCTTTCAGACCTACATCCTGCTGCGCGCCTGGATGGACTTCAGCACCGGAATCACCGGCCGACGCCGCGCCGTCAGCCTGGGCATGCTCCGGACGTACTGCGAGACCCACACCCCGAGAGGGGGTGGGCTCCAGATCGAGCAGCCCAGCGAAAAGGCAGTTCGAACGGCACTGGATCGCCTCATTCGCGTCGGGCTTCTGCGCCGCCTAAGCGGAGAACGACTTACTTTTTTGCTTCCTCTGGCCCTCGTCGCCTCGGCACGTCCAGAACAAACCCGGCACGGTGGCGGCACGTATCTATCCACAGGAAACAGCAACGTGAAAGCCGCGCCAGCACAGGAAAAGCTCGAAGACTCTGGGCCGGTTCACGCGATCTGCCAATGGCCGAACTGGGCACACATCAGGTATCAGGAAAATCTAAAACCCACCGGCCCCGCTGTGGATAAATCGCCACCTCCGCCATATGGCTCGGCAGCAGCAACACACACGGCACGAAAAGCAGGCCTCGATACGAACCGACTGCTTCAGTTGGGCGTGCAACTCGGCAAACCACCTCGCCCCGGCGAAAGCTGGACCGATTATCGGGAACGACTGCTTGCAGCCCGTCCTGCTCACCGAACCACCAACCGGGGATAGATACACCATGACCGATGACACAGACGCCTCTTCAACGCATGCGATTTTTCCAGGGCAGGAAAGGGACGATGCTCGGCTCGCCCTGATCCGCTGGATCGCTGCACAGCTTGTCGACCAATGCCTTGCGGAAGCAGCAACACTGAGCCAGGAGACACCTGATGATGAGAATTGCGATTTACGCTAGGTTCAGCACCGATCGACAACGGGAAACATCGTTGGAGGATCAGGCACGAGTTTGCCAAACCTACGCTCAATCCCGAGGCTGGCCAGCAGCACATGCCATGTATTCGGATGAAGGAACATCCGGAACGACGCCCGTCATCCAACGCCAAGGGGGCGCCCGTCTCATTACCGACGCGCTGGCAGGCCGCTTCGAAGTCTTGATTGTCGAGGGCCTGGACCGTCTGTCCCGCGATCAGGTGGAGCAGGAACGCACCGTACGACGCCTGGAGCACCGAGGCATCCACATCATCGGCGTGGCCGACGGGTATGACTCGGAATCCGCCGGCCGCAAGATCCACCGCACCATGCGCGGGCTTATCAATGAGATCTACCTGGATGACCTGCGCCACAAAACCCATCGCGGCCTGGCTGGCCAGCTCTCGCGCGGTGGCCACGCCGGCGGCCTGTCCTACGGCTACCGGAGTGTGCCTGCCGGTGAGATCCACAAGCTGGAGATCGTGGAGGCCGAGGCGGAGCACGTACGCTGGATCTATGCGCAGTATGCGGACGGCTGGAGTTGCCAGCGGATCGCGGCAGATCTCAACGTCCGCGGCATCAAGACGGGTCGTGGCTCGACGTGGGCAGTGTCGGCACTCTACGGCTCTCCAGCCAAGGGCTCAGGCATGTTGTGCAATGAGATCTATAGAGGGCGTCTGATCTGGAACCGCTCCCAATGGGTGAAGGACCCGGATAGCGGCAAACGCATACGCACAGAACGCCCACAGGACGAGTGGTATGTGGAAGAGCGGCCAGAGCTGCGTATCGTGAGCGATGAGCTGTGGTCCGCAGTCCGATCCCGGATGGGGCGACCAACGGGCCAAGGCGGAAGCAGCGGCCACGGATGCCAGCCCCGAACCCTGTTCGGCGGCTTGCTGCGCTGTGGATTCTGCGGCGGCGCCGTGGTGGCCACTAGTGCCCGGCATTACGGGTGCGTGGCGCGGAAGGATCGCGGAGAGAGCGTATGCAGGGGTGTAACGGCCTTCAGGAAGGACGTCGACGCCGCACTCCTGAATGCAATCCGGGAAGAGCTCATGACCCCCGCTTCTCTCGAAATTCTAAAGGCCTCGGTAGGCGAGATCCTGGAAGACCGACAGCGGAGCATCAGGAGTCATGCCACTTCATCGAGCGGCCGACGAAAAGAACTTGATGCAGAGATTCAACGATTGGTCGATGCCATAGCCGCGGTTGGCATATCGCCAGCCCTTCGCGATCGACTTCAACAAGCTGAATCGGAGCTGGCGCAGCTGATAGCCATTCAGTCCGTAGGCGTCCCCCAGCAAACCATCTCCGCCGAAGCCGTTCTCACGCGATACCCGAAAGCGTTCGAAGACTTGGCAAGCATGCTGCAGTCGGACGTGCAGAAAGCCAGAGAGCACCTTCGCAGACTGATTGGCAGGCCTGTATTGAGAGCCGAAGCGGGGGATGTGCTGCTCGAGACATGGGCAGGTCGCTACGTTTTGCCGGGCAAAAAACAACCCAATGACCAGCACTGA